ATGGCGACGCGCTCCTCAGTGCTGAGATGTGTGTACTTCGTTGGCATGGCAACACCTTACATCAGGTGTTGCACTTGGTCCTTGAGACCGCCGACGCTCACTATGGTCTCCTTCACCAATACGTACCACTTTACGTCGCTCACTGCGGGCTACTACGAGATTACTTAAGGAGAACTTAATGCTCGAATTAAATTTTAACGAGGGGGTGGTTCGTGCCACTCCCGTTGTGGCGGCGGCTGGTGCTGATGTAGCAAGTCGCTTTGCTGGCTTAACGATGTCCGATTGGTTTTATGCAGCGGCCATCATCTACACACTGACTCAATGCGGCGTCTTGGTCTACAAGACCGTCAAGGGGGTCCAACCAAAACAGGAGGTTTAATGTCTCAATCTATTCTTGAGCAACTGCTGGAGGCAATCGACACAGAGACCGGTAAGAATCTCTTAAAGGATCTAAAGAATCCCGAGCTGCGCACCCCTCAGTTATACAACGCCATTGGCAAGTATCTCGACCGACACAAGTTCACCATCTCCAAGTTGCAGCCTGATGCTTCCCTTCTGGGTGACTTGGCGTCCGCACTCGCGGAAGTCCCTGAGCTGACCGACGAAGAACTATACGGTCCGGCAACTCAACACTAAGGAGCCAACACCATGACAACCCTTACCAAGGGTCTCTTGGGGCTTCTGTGTGCCTGTCTGGTAGCCCTTGGGATTTACTTCAAGGGCTATCACGATTCTGACCAGAAACACCTTAAGGAGGCCGCTGAGACAGCTTTAGTCTACAGGCAGAAACAGGAGGAAGAACGTGAGCAATCTCAAAAGACTTTGGCGGATATTTCTTTGCAATGGCAAGCGTATCTTGCTGGCCAGTCGAAACTGGCTCAGGGGACTATTAGTAGGCTGCGTGATGCTGGTATCAGCCTGCGGGTCAAACTTTCCGATGCAACAGTGCGTTCAGTCACAAGTGCAGGTAGACCCGTCCCTGATGGTTACGCCGACTTATCAGACGACACTTCTCGATTCCTTATCGAGCAAGCCCAACGATGTGACGCCCAAGTAACGGGCCTGCAAGGAGTAATTAAAGAACTACAAAGGAGTAAATAAATGGTCATTAATTTGAAGGAGTACCGCGACAAGAAAACAGAACAAGCTAAATACGATGCAGAACAAGCCGCGCTGGCACGGCTTCTGGATCGCGCTAAACAGGTGAAGTGGCCGGGTGATCCTGAGTGACCCGAACTGTTCGCACTGGCGAGCAGGACATAGCTTTAATGAAAAGGTCCTTTGTGGCCTTTTTGTTTGTCCTGTGGCGCGCTCTAAACCTCCCTAAGCCCACCAAGTGCCAGATAGACATGGCACGAACCCTCAGCGATGGGAAGCAGCGACGGTTCATCCTGCAAGCCTTCCGAGGCATCGGCAAGTCCTTCATTACGTGCGCCTTTGTGGTCTGGAAGTTGTGGAACAACCCACAGCTCAAGTTCCTCATTGTGTCGGCCTCAAAAGAACGGGCAGACGCCAACTCTATCTTCATCAAGCGCATCATCGACTTGCTTCCTTTCCTTGCTGAGCTGAAGACAGGGCCGGGGCAACGGGATAGCTCCCTGAGTTTCGACGTGGGACCGGCCAAGCCCGACCACTCACCCTCTGTGAAGTCCGTGGGTATCACCGGCCAACTGGCGGGCTCCCGTGCTGACATCCTCATTGCGGATGACGTTGAGGTCCCGAACAACTCAGCTACACAGTCCGCAAGGGACCACCTGGGCGAACTCGTTAAGGAATTCGATGCGATCCTGAAGCCGGGTGATGCCTCAACGATCATCTACTTGGGCACGCCCCAAACCGAGATGACCCTTTATCGTGAGCTGGAGAACCGTGGATATGTGACCACTATCTGGCCAGCACGGTATCCGAAAGACCAGAAAGACCGGGAGAGCTACGGGCACCGACTGGCGCCGATGATCACCCGCGAGCTGGAAGCGGATGGGACCCTATACTGGAAGCCTACAGACCCTGTTCGCTTCGATGACGCCGACTTGCGTGAACGTGAGCTGTCATACGGAAAGGGCGGCTTTGCACTTCAGTTCATGCTCAACCCGAACCTGAGCGATGCCGAGAAGTACCCGCTGAAACTGCGTGACTTCATCGTGGGGCGCTTCAGCCTCGACACGGCCCCGACTACCTTGCAGTGGTTGCCTAACGGTAACAACGAAGCCAAGGGGCTCCCGAACGTGGGGCTTAAGGGTGATCGTTTCCACCGGTACGAAACCGTGGGTCAGGCATCCGCTCCTTATACAGCGAAGATCCTTGTGATCGACCCGAGCGGTCGCGGTAAAGATGAGACAGGCTACGCGGTCCTCTACATGCTCAACGGCTACATCTTCGTGATGGACTGGGGCGGTTTCCGTGGCGGCTACGACGACAAGACCTTGCAGGGTCTCGCAGACATCGGCAAGCGCTTCAAAGTGAACGAGGTAGTCATTGAGGGCAACTTCGGTGATGGCATGTACGTGAAGCTGTTCACCCCTGTTATGACTCGTACGCACCGCTGTGCGGTCACTGAGGTCAAGTCTAAGGGGCAGAAAGAGTTACGCATCTGTGACGTGCTGGAGCCTGTGCTGGGCAGCCATAAGCTTGTGGTCTCCGAGGATGTCATTACGCGGGACTACGAGACCGCCTTGAACATCGACGGCACGACTGACATTAAGTACAGCGGCTTCTACCAGCTTTCGAGAATCACGAAAGATCGGGGCTCGTTGGCTCACGATGACCGACTTGACGCCCTGGCAATCGGGGTGCAGTTCTTCACCGAATCCATGGAGAAGGATTCCGAGGTGGGCGCCTCTGAGATGCTGGAAGAGTACTTGATGCATCACATGGAAGACCCGTTGGTGGGCTTCGAGGATCACCGACAGATGATGCTGGGTGACGTGATGATGCAGTACGAGGAAGACGGAACAACCACCAACTATATGGGGTGGTGACTACTTAAAGGGACCTTCGGGTCCCTTATTTTTCAGTTTTATTGATTCATAATACACTCGAGAGTTTCTTTGCCATTTTAAACTCTAATGCAGCCCGCGCCGCGCCATCAAATCCCGGAAACAATGTTGCAGCGGATACTCCAAATTTATTAAGTCTAAAAAGAAGGTTGCCAGCGAGCTTGGCGGGTAGTGTTATTTTATAAGCCGTACTGCTTGTGCTGTCTTTGAATATATTGTTTACGGTGTTTTTTAGCTCTTCGGACGAGAATGACGAATTTCTGCTCATTCCGTATTGCTGTCTATGGATTAGGAATACTCCTTTTTGTGCTGCCAGGTTATTGCTCGTGCTTCCCGGTAGCGCTACATATTCAAGCCTGCCATCTGTTTGTTTAATTGTCTCCGAGTCTATTAGCCAAACCGCAAGGCTCTCGGGGAGGGGGTTTAAGTTTAACGCTTGTGACGCTGAAAAATACGCCGCTACGAACGGATTCTTTGTCCAGTCGAGAAGTCTCGTTGGGATTCCGTGATGTTGCGCGAGAGCAATGAAGGAAAAATACTCTTCAGATGGCCAGCCAGCACCGTCTATCCCATAGCGATTGGTGAATGCATCAAAATCCATGTGTTTTCTGAATTCAGCAGAGTCATTCGGGATTGCGAATCCCATTTCGTCAGAGAAGTGCAAGAAGTCAAGAAGAAGGATGTATTCAAACATGATTATTTGATCAACCTGTGTATAGGTTCCACCCTCGTGCTTGTATTTGGAGTTTATATCTTCGCGTAGGACTGAGGGTGTTAGTGACCAGCGGGCGTCTCCTTGGCCCCGAAATATTGGCCTTTTCATTTTCTCAATGATTCCGCCTATTGGAGAAATTGTCTCCCAGAACTCATTTAGTGACTCGGTGTGTATCTCTTTAATCGGCATTCACTAAGATCCTTTTGTTTTCTTGGGTCGGGCGGTGCCATGGTTCAGTTTTATCGGCTCGGCGGTCTCAAGGACCAAGTGCAACACCTGATGTAAGGTGTTGCCATGCCAACGAAGTACACACATCTCAGCACTGAGGAGCGCGTCGCCATCATGGT